GCCTTGGTCGCCCCATAGGTTTCGCAGTCAAACCCGGTCCCATCATCCGCTAACCCCATGGCCTTGGCGAGCCTGTGGTACAGGTAAGGATTCAGGAGCGCGGCCGAGTCGGTCGGCCCGCCCGTTGGAACCAAGTGGCGCCAAGCCGGGAAACGCCCGGCTTCGTCAATTAGATCGGCCGAGACCGATCCGGCCGCGTGCCTGGCCGTTAGCACGAGCTTGAGCCGATCCACAGCCGGTGGCAGGGTTCCTGCCGCCTTGACCACGGCCCCGAAAGCCTTAGCGTTCACTAGCCATGCCTTCCGCCCTAAGTCCGGGGCAAACAAAAACCCCGGGCAATGAACCAGAATACGGCCGTCGGTGGCTGTAACGTCAAAAGAGTCTTCTGACCCTTCGCTAGACGCTAACAGCACGTTCTGTAGTATTGGGCGAGCCGCATTTGTAGATGCGGCCAGCCACGGTTGAGGCTTCGTCGCTTTCATTTTCCTTGACGTTCTCATGTTATTCTCCATCTTGTCGCGACGCCTAGTCGCCGCGGTTGCCCAAGGGTTAGAGCAAAGTGCGTGCCGGGCGCAAGTGCTTGCGCTACCACAAACCACGCTATGGTATCGGGCGAAATGCCATTGCAATTGGCGAAATGCACTCAGGTAAGCTCACTTAGCTAAATTGCTAAATATATCTCCCTTGCTAGGATATCCCTATATTTATAGGGGTTTCCTGCGGGAAACCACCATGAGCAAGTGTGTGCGCATGTCTTCATGCGTGGCATGATGCATGCTTATGCAAGCCTTGGTCCATACATCATGGCACGCGTGGTGCAGCAGCAAGGACTAGGCCATGGGGGAGCCCCCCCTTGTGAAGCTTTCCTAATTTCTAAACTTGACAAATGTAGCGTGTAGGAATATACTTGCTGAGAAAATGCCGAAACTGGGAAACAAGGGAAAAGCCCCCGAAGTGCCCTTCGGGAAGGGCCGAAACCTCCACGATGTCAAGGGCGGGGACGTAAGCAAGTCCCCGCGGAAGAAGAAGGGCGGCGGGTGGTGCCGCCTCACGCCCACTGCCCAAGAGGGACTCCTCGAACTCCTCATCACCCGTTGGGTCGGCCGAGAGGGGACCTCCGGCCATGGGATGACAGACGCCCAGATCGGCGCGCGGATGGGCGTGGGCTATCGTACAGTCGGGACGTATAAGAAACTCTTCATCGAACGTTATCCCGAACTGCGCGAGAAAATCTCCGGCCGCGTCACTGACGCAATCGTCAACACCGTCGCCCGGACCTTAGCCGGCCCTGACCCCGTAGAGGTCGCGACCAAGGCCATCCAGCAACTCTCAAGTGAGGGCACCGCAGATGGCTTCCGGAGGAACTATCGCGATGAAGTCCTCCCGGAGAAGCTCCAAGCGGCTATCGCCGCGGCTGCTGGCCCTCCCCCCGAGGGTGGCTCTAACGCCCTAACCGTCGAGCAGATGCTCTCAGTCCTGGCGCACATCGCCAAGACGGCTCCGCCGCAATATCGAATCCATGCCATCCGGGAGATGGCCACCCTCCAAGCCGTCCACCGGCCAGCCGAGACCTTCGGGCCCCCCGCGCCTCTGACGGAGCTTGAGCGCGTAGGCCGGCTAACCCGCCTCCTTAGCGTTGTAGGACAAGAAACCCTCATCACCTCTATCCAGAAGTTATGGCCAAATACATCCTCGTTCGATGGCTCGATGCTTCAATTGACGTTGACACCGACGTTGACACAGCCAAACCCGGCCCCGTCGAGCCTTGCATCCTCGAAACCGGAGGATGGCTCATCTCTGACTCCGAGGCCCATATCCGCCTCGGAATTGACCGAGGGTCCGATGGACACTATCGAGGAACCTACCAAATCCCCCGTTCCCTTATCCAGCGAGTAGTACCCCTAGGAGATTTTCCGGATGTTAAAGTGGTTCCCCCTAAGCGCAAGCGCCGCCCTCCTACTTCTGACGTTGAGCGGCGCCGCCACCGAGGGTGGCGAGAAGGTCGTATGGCAGGGCGAAGGGTCCTTTAAGCTAGTCGAAGTCCTGGCGGACTCGGCGCCCCCTGATACCACACCTCCTGATCCCCCTGACCCTCCAGGGGATCCTGCCAAGTGCTACTCCGGCTACGTCCCCTTGGTGGGCTGGTGGCTTGGCTATTGTGGGGATGAACTGCGCAACTTCCAAAGCGGTACCGATTACGGGGCCATGCGCACCAACGCCGAGGCCCTCCGGTGGCTAGATGGGTCCACGCCCATCTCAAAAGGCTTCATCGAGGTAGATATCTACTTCGCCACCGATCGCGTCCCTCAGGGGACGGGGGGCCTCCACGTCCTCTCCCCTGCCTCAGGTCATAAAGCCCTTGGGACTCCCATCCAGAATGGTGGCTATCCCGGCTGGTTGCGGCCAGACTTCCAAACCCGTGGCATCGACGGGACGACCGCGGAGCTTCGCGTAGGCACCTACAACGCCGATGGGGAGGGCCGCCGCTGGTTCCAGCGCCGCCCTGGCGACTACGACATCGTAGTTGATGTCTGGTCCACTGGAATCATCCTCCAACCCCAAGTTTGGATCCCACTGCGCTTCGAGTGGTTCCGCGCAGGCGAGTGGATCGTCTACTCCCTCAATGGCCGCGCCCGCACCGTCCGCATCCACGCAGACTCCCATGACATCGCCGCCTTCGCCGTCGGCAACATGGATGGCCTGTCCCTCTTTGGCGGGACCCCTGAGGTCCGGTATCGCAACTTCCGTTGGGGACGCCTATGACACAAGGCTACGACTCGGAGGGGACCCCCCTGTATGAAGAATCCTATGCCTGCCCAGACGGCCACATTTGGTCATGGATGGGCTATACCCTCCCACCGGGAGACTTCGCCTACACCTGCATCTGTGGCTTGAAGGGCGAGCCTACCCCCTCCCCCGAGTCTGGCACATAATGGCTAAAAGAAAGATCCCCTCAGAAAGTGCAACCATCCGCCGTAAGCCCGTGGACCCAAAGGGTCCCTACATAGAAATGCTCCGTGCGTCCTTGGCACCAGATTTGGCCTCAAGCCGCATTGGCGAACTCAAGGAAATGGACTATCCCCGTAAGGTTGGCGCTGGTGATGTGAGGGAGCAAGATGAGCGGCGAGCCCGCGGGGTTAAGTATTCCACTAAGATGCTGAAGGAAGGAAAGGGCGGTAAGGGAGCGAAGAAATACACCTAGCCTGGGACCTCTATGCAGAGCGAGAACTCCTCGCTGATGGATGTAAGGCACACTTCTGGCCCTTCGTCCAATACGCCTTTGGCGTCGCTGAGAACCCGGACGGTTTTTGGCTTGATGAAGCCGTCCATAGGCCCCTCTGTGAGTGGCTAGAGAAGATAGCTAGGGATTGGCAAGCTATGAGGGCTTCGCCTGAGCAGAAGCGCTTCTACATCATGATTGATGCCGCACGCGGTAGCGGTAAGACAGTCATTGTGACCAAAGCCTTCACGGCTTGGCTCCACCTCCAAGACCCAAACCTATCAACTGTCGTTGACTCGGTAACGGTCACTAAGGCTGAGGAGTTCGTAGAGGTCCTTAAGAAGCTCTACGAAGGAAAGGATCCTTGTGCGCTCTTCACTTGGCTCTACGGAAAATGGGAAGGCATCGACCCCTGGACCAAGGGACGCTTCACCCACCGGGCCCGAGGCGTCTCTCGTTCCGAAGCTAGTGTTGAGACTTCGGCCGTGGAGGTGGGCATTACAGGTGACCACCCCGACCACCTTGTCATTGATGATCCCATCACACGCGAAAAGCTCCGCGACACTGGCGGATGGGTCCAACTTGCAAATACACATGTGGGATCACTCTTCCCTGCCCTCAAGAATAATTCTCTCTGTATCCTCTGCGCCACCCCCTACATTGACGGAGACGTTGTAACAAACGCCATCCGCCTCGATGGTGTCCGAGAAGTCATCGGCCAGCCCCTCCCGCCGGAATACCGCCGCTACGTAAACCCTAAGGGAAAGTGGTTCATGTACTTCATGCCCGCCGCCACGGAGCATGGAGAGCCCCTCATGCCTAAGGTGTGGCCCAAGCATGAACTGGAGGAATACAATCGAAAATACCCCGCAGACTATGCCGCGCAGGTATGCCTCCGGCCTGGAGCCGGCGATCAAGTCCCCCTCCAGATGGAGCAGATCCAAGATCGCCTCATGGACCGAAAGGACATTCCTAAGAACCTGTCTTACACCATCCATTGCGACACCGCCTTCAAAGACCCGAAGAAAATAGGGATGGGCGATGAGTCCGTAATCCAGGTGTGGGGCCACGCCCCCGAGTCTGGCGATGTGTACTTCCTAGAAGGACATGGTTCCAACAGGTGGCGCTCAGAGGAGTTCACGGACAAGCTCATCGAGATCGTCCAGCGATACCGTCGCACAAGCCGCACCATCCGCGCCATCACCGATGAGAAGCAGATCGGCGGGAAGGAAGGCACCTGGAAGATCCTCCTCCAATCGGCCTTCTCCAACTCAGGTATGTGGCTCCCGCCCTTCCACGAGATCGAGCGGCGCGGCACCAAGAAGGTCACGCGCATCTCGGAGAGTGCAGGCTATTGGGTAGATGGTCACGTGTATCTTTGCCGTGATGCCCCAGGCCTCCCTAACCTCATGTGGCAGATGTCCCGCATTGGGATCTCCGACCATGATGACTGGGCGGATGCCGCCGCTGATGTCTTCTCTACGGTCGTCTATCGCCCCCATAGACCAGATGTGAGGGATGCCTCGCCCCCTTATCCCCAGCGGCCTTGGGATGATTACCTGAAGACAGGTAAGCTCAATAACCAGGCCATGAGGGATATTTATGACCACCAAGAGGAAATAGAATGGACAAGGAGCCCGATCAGGTAGATGAAATCCTATTCTTTGACACCGAAATCACCGAAAACGTCGAAGCCGTCGGAGGGTGGGAAGCGGCCAAAGCCGGCCGGGCCGGTCTATCAGCAGCCGTTGTCCTGGCTGAGCCCTCCTCCCGAGTCAGGCTATACGATCTCCATACCATTGGCTCCCTTTGGTCATCGTTAAATGAAGCTAGTCACGTTGTGTCGTTCAACGGTAAGGGATTCGACTTCCCATTGGTATCAGCCTTGGGTGGACGACTATTGGCCCCAAGCCACCACTTGGATCTTCTTGAACTCATTGTTGACGCGGCCGATACGCGGAAAGGATGGTCACTTGACGCCACATGCCAACGAACCATTGGACGAGGGAAGCTAGATGGCATGACTGGTGCCTTAGCGCCTGTCCTCGCGAGGCAAGGCCGCTTTGGAGAGCTATTCGACTATTGTTTGGCGGATGTCTATTTGACTAGGGATTTATTCGAACATATCCGTGAGATGGGTTATGTGGTTGCCCCTAACGGAGATCCCATGCCCCTTAAGGTCCCAGAAGTATTCCAGCGATGAATGATCCATACATTGAAAACTTCAAGAGAGCATGGCCTGTGATACAAGCGGTTAATAATAACTTAAATCGTCACGTTTGGAACCTGGGTTATGTGCCTTCACATGTGACTATTAAAGACTTAATTACTGGCGAAGACAGTTCTCCGAAAGAAGAAGGTTCCTGAGGTATTCCATGGATAAGCGGTCCATGAACCTAATGGCAAGTTTTGGGGCGCGCATCCCCGCGGGATCTAAAGTCCTTGATGTTGGCTCACGGATAGCTGACGGCCAAACGGACACCTTTCGGAGTTTGTTTGCACATTGCAAGTATACTGGCGCAGACATCCAGGAAGGACCAAATGTCGATGTAGTCCTAGATGACCCTTGGGCGTGGGATCTCCCCCACGAGTCCTACGATGTAGTGATCTCAGGTAATACCTTGGAGCATGTAGCTTATCCATGGGTGACGATGCAACAGATCAAACAGGTACTTAAGCCTGATGGGTGGGTGTGTATCATCGTACCCCATAGATGGCCTATCCACCAACACCCGATCGACTGTTGGCGCTTCCTCCCAGATGGAATGGCCGCCTTAGGCGAATGGGTAGGCTTAAACCTACTCCAAGATCCTGAGATATATGAAGTCAACCAAGATGAAGCCCATATCATGGCAATATACCAAAGGACCGTATGACTGAGCAAGCCTTTGTAACTGAGCATACCGCCACCCCTCCTGTAGATGGCATTGCCGTCCAACTTGGCGCTGGTAGGTTTGCCCGGCCTGATTGGATTACCGTAGACATCTACCCACATCCAGGCATCACCCACGTTGCAGACCTGAATGAACGGTGGCCATTCGAGGATGATTCAGTAGATTTCATTGATGCTTCCCACATCCTTGAGCACTTGCGCTCGCCCATCCACTCCATGAACGAGGCGTGGCGCGTCCTCAAGATGGGCGGGGTCATCGACATTGTGGTGCCGTCCACCGATGGGCGGGGGGCCTTCCAAGACCCAACGCATGTGTCCTTCTGGAATAAGAACAGCTTCCTATATTACGCTGTAAACACCCCCGACCATCGGCTCCTTTATCCTGACATCAAGTGTTCCTTCTATATCCGCCTCGGCGACACCGCCAAGAGCCCTGACGGGAATATCTTCACGAGGGCGGTGTGTATGAAGGTGCCCCTTGACGCCACCTCTGACGAAGTGGTTTGAAGATAACCTTGCTGACTTCCTTTCCCAAGAGGAGTTTATAAACGCCGACTTAGAAGATCCTCCGTTTATGTGGTACGCCATTGAGTTTATGTGTCCAGAGTGTGATCTTCAATGGCCCGTTATGATGCCCGAGGATTCTGTTGACTTTCCTCGATGCCCAATGTGCGGTCAAGAGACCGCCATCTATATAGAGCACGAATGACTCCTGATGTACGCGACCTGGTTATGTCCAGGTTCAATCACTCAAAGAACGTCTACACCTCCATGTTTATGCGCACCGCGCGGTGGTATAACCTATACCGCGGGTGGCATTCAGGCGCGCATCAAGCCTTCCGCAATGATGTATCCATCCCGCTCCTCTTTTCCACTGTGTGGACGGACGTAGCGCGGAAGATCAACATATCCTTCGGCGTGTGGCCATACGTGTCCATGTTCGGGTATGGCCCAGAGGATACTGCCATCGCGCGGAAGAACGAGCTATTACTAAGTGCTCAGATGCGCGACATCCATATCCTCTCGAAGGCCGCAGATATGTTCCTCTGCGCAGACCTATATGGCACGGCCATCTGCCAAACAGGTTGGCTCCACAAAGAAGAGTTCCTCAAGAAGAGAGCCCCCATTGAGGGTGCTTCCCTGATGGGTAAGCGTGAGAAGACCATCACGGAGAAAGTGACCCAATTCGATGGGCCTAACTTCGAGGTGGTCGATATGATCGACTTCTTCCCCCAGCCAAATGTCCGTACCATCGAGGAGATGGATTGGGTCAT